CAGTAGTGCTAGAGATGTTGGCGTAAGAGGCACTATTAAAGCAGGTGATGAAACTAACGCTTTGGACGTTATAAGTGAACAGAACCTTCGCCAAAAGAGAATGGACAATCCAGATTACGTTCCTGGAAAGTCAGAAAAAGAAGCAGCAGATGCGGCTGCACTAAATACACAAGCAAGTTTACAGATACAATCTGAAACTTTAAAAGTACAACATCGAATATTAGACGCACTTGAAGAAATGTCTAGTATGAGAGCATAGGGAATTAGATGAGCTGGAAAAAGTATTTTACTCCTGTAGCAGTTGATAACAATTCGGGTAGCTACAGCCCAATAAGCGGCGGCGGCCGACCTGGTCCTGCACGTTCAAATTATAGTTCTTACCTACCTGACGTATATGCTGGTAGTCCAAATCGTATTGAAAAATATATGCAGTACGACACAATGGATATGGATTCAGAAGTAAACGCAGCACTAGATATTCTTGCAGAATTTTGTACAGGAAAAGACAGCGGTAATTTAAGTAATTTTAACTTTAACTTTAGAGGGCAACCTTCCGGCACTGAAACTAAACTTCTTAAAGAAGCAATGCAGAAGTGGAGTAAGTCACAACAGTTTGAAACACGTATGTTTCGTATTGTGCGTAACACTTTCAAGTACGGCGATGCATTCTTTTTAAGAGATCCAGAAACTAAAAAATTACTTTATATTGACAACGCAAAAGTTTCTAAAATTATTGTTAACGAGTCTTCAGGAAAAATTCCAGAGCAATATGTAATCAAAGATATTAACTTTAACTTTAAAGATTTAGTTGCAACAACACCACACGGTACAACAAACACAGCACCAAGCGGAACTAGTTCATACACAAGCGGTGGTGGGTTTGGCCGAGGTATGGTAGGTGATGCAGCACAGCCAACAGGCACACGTTTTCAAAATCAACAAAATGAAATTACTGTAGATGCAAAACACATTGTACATATTTCTTTAAGTGAAGGCTTAGACAACAATTACCCATTTGGTAATTCATTACTTGAAAGTGTGTTTAAAGTTTACAAGCAAAAAGAATTACTAGAAGATGCAATTATCATTTATAGAATTCAACGTGCTCCTGAAAGAAGAATTTTTTATGTTGATGTAGGTAACATGCCTGCACACATGGCAATGAGTTTTGTTGAAAAAGTTAAAAACGAAATACAACAAAGACGTATTCCTAGTTCAACAGGCGGTGGAACAAGTGTTATTGATGCAAGTTATAATCCGTTATCAACTAACGAAGATTACTTCTTCCCACAAACAGCAGAAGGAAGAGGTTCTAAAGTTGAAACATTACCGGGCGGAACTAACCTAGGTGAAATTACAGATTTAAAATACTTTACTAACAAACTGTTTAGAGCTTTACGTATTCCAGCAAGTTATTTGCCAACATCAATTGATGAACAAGCAAACACTGTTTCAGACGGTAAAGTAGGAACAGCATATATCCAAGAATTAAGATTTAACAAATACTGCGAAAGACTTCAAAGCATTATGTGTGAAGCGTTTGACAAAGAGTTTAAACTTTGGTTAGACGGTAACGGCTATAACATTGATGCATCACTGTTTAACATTAACTTCCAACCACCACAAAACTTTGCAGCATACAGACAAGCAGAACTTGATACTACCAGAGCGAATATTTTTAGTGTAGTAGATGCAATTCCGCATTTAAGTAAACGTTTTGCAATGAAACGTTACTTAGGTTTATCACAAGAAGAAATTGTGGAAAATGAAAAATTGTGGAAAGAAGAAAATGCCGGTAACTTACAAGAACCAGGTGATGCTGGTGCGGAGTTAAGATCGGTAGGTGTAACGCCTACGGGGATGGCAACAGACGGCGCAGCCGAAGAAGCAGAAGCGCCAGCTGAAGCACCTCCGGCAGATGATGTAAGTGGTGGAGAAACAGCAGAAACTCCTGCAGTTTAATAAATACTAGTATGCTTTTGAAAGAATTTTTATATTTTAACGATGACGTAAACGATTTTTCCGTTGACCGTCGTTACGACAATAAGAAAGACGATGACGTCCTTGAAAAAGATGACACTAGAAAAATACGCCTTACATTACGTCAAATTAATCAATTAAGATTACAATCCGAAGCTCATGTTGCTGAAAAAGAATCAGAGCTAGATTTTATTAGACAAATGTACGGGGCGAAGCTTGAGCAAGAAGAATAAAAAACTCCATAAAGATATAGCATTTGTATTAGGCAACGGTATGAGCCGTAGAGCTATTGACTGTGAAAAACTTTTAAAAGTTGGCACAGTGTATGGTTGTAATGCACAATATAGAGAATTTGATCCTCATTACATTGTAGCAGTAGATGTTAAAATGGTTAATGAGATGATTGAAGCAAACTACCATCAAAAGGGTTCAGTTTGGACTAATCCTAATAAAGGTATTAAAACTAATACCGGTATTAACTTTTTTAGTCCACACAAAGGATGGAGTAGTGGACCAACAGCACTATGGTTTGCAGCACAAAACGGACACAGGCATATCTACATTGCTGGTTTTGACTATCAAGGACTTAAAGGAAAGTTTAATAATGTATATGCAGACACCTTTAACTATAAGAAAACCACTGATTCTGCAACGTTTTTTGGTAATTGGTTAAGCCAAACAGAGAAGGTTATTAAGGAATTTACCAAGACAACCTTTTATAGAATCATTGAAGATGGCGCATTTATACCAGATAAACTAGGTCCGCAGCACACTAACTTGAAGCATGTTAGTTTGCGTGATTTTGACAATACCTTTGAAGGAACTATATATCAACACAAAATGAGTCAAAATACTACCATTTAACCCTATTTTTATAACAATTATGTAAATATATAACAAACAGCCTTACCGATAATTTCAAGGAGAACAAAAATGGCAGATAAATCTACATTAGAACAAATGCTTGAAAACTTGGTTAACGATAACCAAGAGAAAGCAGAAGAATTATTTCACGAGTACGTGGTTTCTAAATCACGTGAAATCTACGAAAACCTTATTGAAGAAGAAATGAAAGATGAGGAAGTAGACGAAACTTCAGATAACGAAGACGAAGCAGTTGACGAAGCATCAAAAGATGATGATGCAGCAGAAGACAAAGTTGATGAAGCATCAGATGATGACGCAGAAGACAAAGTTGATGAAGCTACTGACGAAGACGAAGTTAAAGAAGACTCAAAAGACGAAGAAGTCGACGAAGAGTTTGAAGACGTTGCAATTGAAGGCGAAGACGATATGCCTGATATGGGTGGCGATCCTACAGACGATTTAGAATCAGAAGTTGATGCAGACTCAGAAGAAGAAGGCGAAAAAGAGCCAGCTGAGTTATTCCAAGATCTAGATTCAATTGTTGATGAGTTACAAGCAAAATTTGACGAAATCAAAGGTGATGAAGGAGAAGGCGACATGGATTCAGATATGGATTCAGAAGAAGCTTTTGCTCCAGAAACATCTGAAACCCCAGAAGTTGACGAACTAGATACTTTTAGAGAGTATGTAGAAAAAGTTGCTGGCGGACACGGTGCTGAGAAAAAAGGTGCACCTGAAGGCGCAGAAAGCAAAAAGTCAGTTGTCGACAATATGAAAAACGACATGGGCGGAACTACAGCTAATATTGCTAAAGGCGGCGAAGATTCAGGTAAGAATGATGGCGGACTAGCAGACATTACACCGAAAGACATTGGTGTAAATGATCCTAAAGCAGCAGCCAAAGGCGCTTTTAAAGAAAAAACAGCAGGACATGGCGCAGAAAAGAAAGGCGCAGGTGAATCAGCTGATAATAAGCAGTCAATTTTCCGTAGCAAACGATAGTAAAAAGGAAGACTATAAGTGAAAACTACACTAGCAGAACATCTGAGCTTCGATCAGGCTAAAATCGTAATTGAGCGTGATGAGCAGGCGGATGGTAAGTCGTTACATTTGAGTGGCATCTGTATTCAGGGTGACATTCGTAACGCTAATCAGCGTGTTTATTCTTCTAAAGAAATTGATAGGGCTGTCAAGACGCTCAACGAACAGATTTCTGGGGGGTATTCAGTGCTAGGTGAAGTTGATCACCCACAAGATTTACGCATCAATTTGGACAGGGTCAGTCACATGATTACAAAAATGTGGATGGATGGTCCAAATGGCTACGGAAAACTTAAAATGTTACCAACGCCGATGGGACAAATTGTTTCATCGATGTTGGAATCAGGAGTCAAGTTGGGAGTCTCAAGTAGAGGTTCGGGAGAAGTTGACGGAGATGGTAATGTTCAAGGATTTGAAATTATTACTGTTGATGTCGTAGCTCAACCATCTGCCCCGGGAGCATATCCAACACCAGTTTACGAACACCTTATGAATGCACAAGGTGGCTACAAGGCATTTCAAGTGGCACAAGAAGTACAAGGCGATACACAGGCACAAAGATATATAGCAGAGAGCTTGAAAAATTTTATTTCAAGTCTAAATAAAGCGTAGGAGAATCACAATGCTAGAGTTTGTAAAACAACTATTTGAAAACAATGTGATTTCCGAAGAAGTCAAGTCGGAAATTGAGACCGCTTGGGAAAAAACCGTTCAAGATAACCGTGATAATGTTACTACACAATTGCGTGAAGAATATGCACAGAAGTACGAACACGATAAGACCGCGATGGTTGAAGCAGTTGAGAAAATGCTGGCTGACAGAATTACAGCAGAGCTTTCTGAGTTTGCTGAAGACCGCCAAGGACTTATTGAAGCTAAAGCAAAATATGCTAATAAAATCGTAAAAGATTCAAAAGCTATGGAAGCATTTGTTCTTAAAAATCTTAAGAATGAATTAGCAGAACTTCGTGAAGATCGTAAAGCAGTTGCAGGTAACGTAGCCAAACTTGAATCTTTTATTGTTGATGCACTTTCGAAAGAAATTGCTGAATTCCATGCTGATAAGAAAGACTTAGCAGAAACCAAAGTTAAACTTGTTAGAGATAGCAAGGCTAAATTTGAAGAAGTTAAGAAAGACTTTATCAATAAAGCATCGAAAATCGTTGAAGGTACAGTATCGAAAGGTATTAAATCTGAAATGGTACAATTGAAAGAAGATATTCAGGCAGCGAGAGAAAACGACTTTGGTCGTAGACTTTTTGAATCGTTCGCAAGTGAATACGCTACTAGCCATTTAAATGAAAAATCTGAAACTTCTAAACTTCTTAAAGTTGTAAAACAGAAAGAAACTGAAGTAGAAGAGGCAGCAAAGATTGTTGCAGAATCTAAAGAGTTAGTGGAAAGTCGAGATGCAGAGATTGCTCGTATCAAAGATAGCGCAGCTAGACAAGATGTAATGGCAGAATTGCTAGGACCTCTTGCAGCAGAGAAGCGTGAGGTAATGGGTGAGTTACTAGAATCTGTACAGACTAATAAATTACACGCAGCTTATGACAAGTATATTTCTTCTGTAATGGAAGGAAGTGCTCCATCTAAAGTGGCGTTGACAGAGGCAAAAGAAATAACAGGCGATAAAGCACAAGGCAATCAAATTAGCAGTAGAGAAAAAACTGCTGAGATATTTGACATCCGCAGGCTTGCGGGCTTAAAAGTTTAAGGAGAAAAACAATGTCACAACTACTAGAAAGTCGCTGGTCAGAAACCAAAGATGCCCTTTTAGAAGGACTTCAAGGTAACAAGCGTACTGTTATGGCAACAACTCTAGAGAATACCCGCACGTATTTGAACGAGTCTGCCACTGCAGGTGCTACTTCTGCCGGTAACGTTGCAACACTAAACCGTGTGATCCTTCCAGTGATCAGACGTGTGATGCCTACGGTCATCGCTAATGAACTAGTTGGCGTTCAGCCAATGACTGGACCTGTTGGTCAAATCCACACACTAAGAGTACGTTATGCTGATGCATTCAACTCTGGAAGTGGAACTGACACTACAGCAGGCGACGAAGCACTATCACCTTTCAAGATTGCAGAAGGTTATTCTGGTGCTACTAATGATAAAGCAGCTTCTACAGCAGCTTTAGAAGGTGTAGCTGGAAACAGATTAAGCATTCAAATCTTGAAACAAACTGTTGAAGCGAAAACTCGTAAGTTGAGTGCTCGTTGGACGTTTGAAGCTGCTCAAGATGCACAAGCTCAACAAGGCATTGACATCGAAGCAGAAGTAATGGCTGCTTTAGCACAAGAAATAACAGCTGAAATTGACCAAGAAGTTATTCAATCATTGAAAACACTTGCTGGTACGGCTGCTTTAACTTATGACCAAGGTGCAGTATCAGGTACTGCTACTTTCGTTGGTGACGAACATGCTGCTTTAGCTGTTCAAATCAACAGAGTTGCAAACTTAATTGCACAGCGTACAAGACGTGGCGCAGGTAACTACGCTGTTGTTTCACCAACAGTATTAACGTTGTTACAATCTGCTACAACTTCAGCGTTCGCAAGAACAACTGAAGGTACTTTTGAAGCACCAACAAACACTAAGTTTGTAGGAACTTTAAACAGTGCAATGCGTGTGTACGTAAACGGTTATGCAACTGACGACGATGTGTTGATCGGTTACAAAGGTTCTTCGGAATCAGACGCACCTGCGTTCTACTGCCCATACATTCCTTTGATGTCAAGCGGTGTTGTACTTGATCCAGGTACATTTGAGCCAGTTGTAAGTTTCATGACAAGATATGGTTATGTAGAGTTAACAAACACTGCATCATCTCTTGGTAATGCGGCTGACTACTTAGGCAAAGTTGCAGTAACATCTGCAAACCTAAGATTTGCGTAAGCAAGTTTAGATTTTTTAAATCTACTAAAGGGCGGTATTTTTATATCGCCCTTTTTTTATGACTAAATAATAGTATCGTTCATCCCAATCGGGACGGAAGTAGCATTATGCGAAGGAACGCACCTAACTTTAAAAAGGAGGGTGTTATGAACAGATTCGATCATTTACACAAAACATACCGCGAGGCAAAAATGAGAGCTCGTAAGGAACGCATCTTAATGATGTCACGTTCTGAGCCAAACATTAATGGTAGTGGTACTAGTGGTTATACTGTAAAAAGTGGCGAGAATACTGGCAAAGTACTAAAACATATTTCTGTTACTTCAAGTAATAATATATAGTTTTATCCAAAATAAAAGAGGTTGACAAATACTTATTTTGTGTTATATTAATAATATAGCAACAAAAGAGTAATTAACTTTTGTTTATAGTGCAAGGAAGAGGCCTTTACCAGAAGGGTCGAACTTGACTAGTTAGGGGTGGTACCCAGGTTCAAGGTTGAGAGACTGAGGATCACATTGCTCTACCGAGCGGAACTAGGTTGTGCGTGATAGAATGGTATTCTGTGTACGTGCTTGTAGGTGTAACCAAGTCCTACCTATTTTGCTTATATTTTAAAAAGGCGCTACGGCGTCTTTTTTCTTGACTAACTGTCCAAAATACTATATAATACTAGCATGGAGATAAAAGACGACAAAGACTTCTCTTTATTAAGAGAACAAGTGAAAAAATGGAATAAGAACCATTCTATGTTCAAACACGATGTTCGTCAGTTATCTAAAGCACTAGAAAAGCTCATTGATAATCATAGTCAGCACATGATTATGCACAGGCAGACAAAACGTACTATACATTTAGAACGTGCCCAAGCAGAAATAGACAATATCAACATTCTCCTTAAAACTGTTGGACAGCAAGAACTCTTATCTATTCTTAGCAGAAGATAAATACTTGTGTCTAAAGTGTGCCGCATAGTGTGGCGGACTTATGCTGTTTAACCCACAGCGTAGCGACTAGAACTCGCATAGGACTACTTAATAGGAGAAAAAAAATGGGAAGACCACTTAATAAAAGATTGTTTGGTGAGCCAACAGCGGCTGGATCAGAAATCAAAGTCAACTTTCATAACGGCTCAGCAGTTAAAGAAGGTTATATCGTAAAGCAAAAAGGTTCAAAGAAATTTGTCTGTGAAGAAATTGAAACAGCAGGTGAATTTACTTGTGTACTAACAACTGGTAAATTACCAGCAGCATTAACAGCAGGCGAAATGTCAATTTCATTTAATATGGACGACAGTGAAACTTATCTAGTAAGTAAAATTGCTGGAAAGAAAGCAACACTATCAGCACCATCTGCAACAGGTTCAAACGCATATGACGGTTTGACTGTTCCTTGGAACTTTGCAACTAGTACTTCAGATGGCGCAGCACAAGTTGAAGAAGCTGGTGATGACAACACATTATCTGGTACAGATGATGATGACTTCACTGAAGACGCTTAATAATTAAAGGTAACGGATAATGGCACAGTTAGTACAAACCAATGGTGATTATACAATCAAAACAGGCGAAGGGTCGAATGTAAAATTTGATACCGGAGCAGGTATTGGTGAGGTTCGTATTACTGGAAACTTAATTGTTGAAGGTGATACATTAACTGTTCAAGCTGAAAACTTAAACGTTAACGATAACATTATTGAATTAAATTATGGTGAAACAGGCGCAGGTGTTTCTCTAAGATATGCTGGTATACAGATTGACAGAGGAACCGAAACGCCTGCTTCATTCTTTTATGATGAAAATGATGATACGTTTAACATTGCAAAAGGTAACAGCGGAAGTTACAATTTTAATGATAGTAGTCTAAGATTAAAAACTATTACAACTAGCGATACTACAGATGGGGGAGATTTAACTCTTATCGGTTCAGGACTAGGCGTTGTAAAAGTTATTGGTACTACAAATTATAAAGATCAAGTAACAGACGATGATGACATTCCTAACAAAAAATATGTTGACGATGCTATTAGAGATAATCCAACATTCCAAATTATTGATAATGACACAAGGGTCATTGTTACTGATAAAGATGTTAGTGGTGCATTAACTTACTTGATTGACAATACTGGATATAGTTCCTTTGGAGAAAGTGCTATTTCAGTAATTGTTGATGGTTCATTAGGTGCTCAATTTTATTCTAATAGAGCAGTAATTCAAAACCTTGAATTTATTAACAACGAAATAACAAACAACGATACTAACGGTAATATCTTTTTAAGAACACAAGGTACAGGTAAAGTTAAACTTAACTACGGACTTGAACTTGAAAAAATTGCAGTTACTCCAGCATATGTAAACGAATCAACTATTCTTTATCACAATGAAGAACAGTTAGGTCAAACAGGTGTGTTCTTTACCAATGGTACTAGAACTGGAGAACTAGTAAATAGAAACAGAGCATTACTTTACAGTATGATATTTTAAAGGAAAAACAAATGATTAAAAGTACAAAAGTATCTGCAACAAGTGTTAGTGTTCCGGAAAAAGTCTATACTAGTACAACTACAGGTGCTCCTATTGGAGGCAGTGTTACAGGACAGGTAAACGCAATTACTACAATGATCCTTTGTAACCTTGGTACTCCAACTATTACGGATGAGTCTGTTAATACATGTAATGTAAGTGTGTACTTAGTAAAAGCTGGTGATACACCGGATACAGATAACATTATTGTTAACACATTAATTGTGCCTGCAGGCGAAACAGTATTTTTCAGTGATGAAAAAATTATCTTAGATTCAGGCGATGAAATTTGGGTTGGTACATCTGTAGCAGATTTAATTACTGTTACAGTAAGTTCAATGCAAGTGTAGAGGAAAACTTATGAAGTTTTTAAAATACCAAAATACATCTAGATATAGTCCAAGCGATAATTCTATCTCAATTAATCCTTATGGAAGAGTTGTAATGGGTACAAGTGCTGGATTGATGTTACCTAAAGGAACGTCAGCACAAAGACCAGATTTAGTAGGTGTAAGACAACCAGGCACAGCAGACGGAACTATTAGATACAATACTGACATTACTGCTATTGAAGCATATGTTGGCGGCAACTGGGAATTAGTTGTGCAGCCTGCGGCTTCTGCTATTACAGTACAAACACTAGGACCAGGAGATGGGGTTGAAACTGTGTTTGGACCAGTATTTGAATCAACAAGTGCAAACAACGTTTTATGTTTAATTGAAAACGTATTACAAATTCCTACAACTAACTTTACACTTGAACAAAGTACTGCTGGAAATTTAACAGGGCCTAATCAACCATACGCAGACGGATATTATTTTAAATTTAATTCTCCAGTGCCAGCTACCAAGTATCTAACAACCTTCTACGGATTCTCGAACTAATGTCACAAGTAGGGCGAATAGGTGGACATTTATTAGATCCAAATCTTGAAAGACAAGGAATTGATCTTGCCTTTAAGAATACCAATTTTGATGCAACTCCGATATTATACTTAGATGTTACTAATAATAGAATTGGTGTTAAAACAGATTCCCCTCAATACGACCTAGACATTCAAACAGATGTTTCAACAACCAATGCTGACGCAACAGCACAAGCAAGAATAGATAACGTTCTTATAAATGCACCTGCAACATTTTCAACTGTAGTAGGTCCTTTAAATATTGTTCCTGCAACAGACCAAGATTCAATTGTCTGGGAAAGATTACAAACAGACAATTTAGATATTAGCGATAATTTTATACAAGGTAAAAGCACAGACGATAGTATTACTTTAGATACAAGTGGTACAGGTACTATTAATGTTCATGCAAACACAAACATGACAGGTAACCTAGCTGCAACAGGAGACATTAACCTAGATGGTAATGTAACACTAGCAGGTAATATTATAGTAGGTGACAGTTCTTTTGCTACTGCTGAAATTAATCCTGACTTAACACAAGACATTTTACCACAAACTGATAACACATTAAGTTTTGGTCAAGATGAGCGCGACTCTTCACCAAGAAGATGGAAAGAATTACATACACCCGATAACTTATTAAACACAAACAATGTTCGTCCTATGGGAGCGTTGATTAGTAATCAACTTAGTTTCAGAGGAGAAACTGGAGATCAAGTTTTAGAAACACCAACAATTACAAGTACGCAATCAAATGAAGATACAATGTTAGTTTCTGGTACAGGCGATTACTTTATTAATGGAACCAAGATAGAAACTAATAATATTCATAATACTGGTAACGATGCTTTTAGTTTTGGAAACACTGGCATTGGTTATTTAAGATTTATGGGCGACAGTGCATTTAAAATGCCAGCAGGTACAAATGCTGAACGTCCAGGATTACCAGAAGTTGGTGATACTAGATGGAACACAGATGAACAAATTATGGAATGTTTTGCTGGTATTGTTGAAGCAGTAACAGTAACAGGAACATTTACAGGATTAGCAGATGCGGCTAATATTCTTTCAGGAACTACTACTACAAACTCCGTATACGGAACTGATTTTAGTTGTAGAATGAACTTATTAGCAGAAACGGTAACAGTAGTTCAATTCTTATCGCAAGGAATTGGATATCAACAAGGCGACCAGATCGTAATTCCAGGAACTAGACTTCCGGGTGGTTCTAGTCCAGCTAACGATATCACTTTAACAGTAGGCGCACAGGCCAATGATGGCTACGCAGTAGCAACTGGTGGCGGTGCTGAAATTAGTGAATCACTAATGGAAGATTTAGGCGACGTATATAGCCTTATCCTCGGTTAATTAAGACAATTTGCTAAATACTACTGTTGATGCCGACCAAGCATCGATCTTTTACTGTGGTTAGCCCGCAATGTAAGGTGGCTAGAGGGACAGGATCCCCGTGAAAAGGAGAGCGTAATGGCAATTGGTCGTATTTCGGGTCCGCTCTTAAAGGCGAATCTCGTTAGAAACGGGGTTGATTTAGCTTTTGAGAACGACTTACTTTACATAGACGTAAACAATGCTCGTTTAGGAGTAAACAACTCTTCTCCCACCACGGATATCGATGTTGTAGGTACAACAAGATCAACAACACTCACAGTAGACAATCAACTAGATGTAGGAAATTTAAGCATTACTGGTAACACTATTTCCAGTTCGCTTGATACCATTTCATTTGCACCTTCAGGTTCAGATCCAGTAATTTATAATTCTAAGTTACAAGTAGATGATTTGCAACTTACAGGTAACACAATTTCAACAACAGTTTCTAACACTAATTTAGAACTCCGTCCTAATGGCGCAGGCACATTAGAAGTTGTAGGTAATACAAATATTACTGGCGACTTGTATGTTTCTGGTAACATTAACACAGGTGGTGATATTACCATTGGTGGTAACATTGTTATTGGTGACGCAGATACAGACACTATTGAGTTCAATGCTTCGATTGCAAGTGATCTTATTCCAGAGACTGACAACACATATACGTTAGGTAACGCCACAACAAGATGGAAAGAAATCCATGTTGCTGATTTATATACAACAACATTAAATCTTCCAACACTTGACATTGGTGACTTAACATTTAGAGATAGCACAATTACAGCAGCAACTGGTACTGACTTTACTATTGAAGGTAATGGAACTGGTGGCGCTAGATTAGGTAACTTTAGATTTTCAGGAAACACAATTACTAACGTACAACCAGGTGGTATTACACAGATTGTACAGAGCGGAACAGGTTATTTTAAAATTGATACCAACAACGGTTTTGTTCCACCAAGAGGTAATGACGCACAACGTCCAACTTCATATGCAGTTGCAGGTATGACAAGATACAATACAGATGCAAAAGCAATTGAAATATGGACAGGTACTGCATGGGCAAGTCCAGCAGGTGCATCAGGTGCGGTATCAGAAATTCAAGCAAACACAATTGCATCATCATATGCATTGATGTTAGGATAAAGGAAATAGTATGCCAACAGTATTTAAACAGAGCGTAGTAACAGATATTGGAACAACACCTACTGATGTATTACAAATTCAAGAAGGTGTTAAAGCAACTGTAGTAGGTTGTAACCTTGCAAACAATTCAGATTACGATACAGTTGTAGTTGATGTACAAGTTGTTGACGAAAATTCAACAGTTGGTAACTATGCAAGATCAGTACCGATACCACCGGGTTCGAGTGCTAAAGTAATTACGCAAGGCGAAAGATTAATATTGCCAGCAACGGCTGGTTTAAGAATAACAAGTGATACGGAATCAAGTGTTGATGCAACAGTTAGTTTCGTAGAGATATCATAGGGAGGTATAGAAAATGGCAAATCCATATTATTTCGGACAAAGCCCAGATGAATCACTAGGTGATAGCCCTAGATATTTTTATGCACTAAGAAGAAACGAAGATGGTGAATTATATCTTCTAAGAAGTGATCAGTTGAAAGACAAAGACTCAATTGATATTAACTTGCCAGGTCCGCCAGAAGAAACTTTTGAGGACTTAGAACCAGGTGTTGACTTCTTTGATGGTATTAATGTTAACCATATTAAAGATAAACAGAATATGTATTGGACTCAATATAAGTGGGACCAAAGAAGCATATTGTATTATGTAGACGGAGAAGGTATGTTAGTTCAACGAATTAATCAGAACTATGCTTATCCAAACGGAACATCAAGTTAGGAGTAACTAAATGGCAGAGTTTAAGATAAGTCGAATTAGATATACATGGAAAGGCCCATGGACAACTTCTACTGCATACATCATTGATGATGTTGTACAGTACGGAGGCAGTGTATATATTGCGCTTAGAGGACACACATCAGCAACATTTAAAGATGATGTAGATTATACACCACCTGGTGATACTATTGCACAACCAGCATGGAAGAAAATGTCCGATGGTAGAGCATTTAGAGGTGCTTGGGCTGCCGCAACGACTTACTATAACGGAGACATTGTAGATGACGGTGGTACACTTTGGATAGTTGCAACAGGACACACGTCAACAGCAGATTTTAACGCAGATATTGCTAATTGGGCAGTGTATGTTCCAGGAGCAGACTGGGGCAGCGATTGGGCAGTTGCAACTAGATATGGTGTAGGTGATGTTGTTAACTACGGTGGTATTGTTTACAAATGTTCTACTGCACACACTTCAGCAGCAACAACAGCATTAGGTTTAGAAGACGATCAATTTAAATGGACAACTTATTACTATGGTAAAACTTACAAAGGTGAATTTGCTAATGCTACTAGATACAGAGCGCAGGACCTTGTTAAGTATGGTGGATCACTTTTAAGAGTTTTAACAGGACACACATCAACAACTAATATTACTGCTTCAAACTTTGTTCTAGAAGTACCAGGACGTAAAATTCAAGGTCAGTGGACAGGATCAACATATTATGCAATTGGTGATGTTGTACAACACGGCGGATATGTTTACCAATCACAAACAAACAATTATGCACGTAACCCAGGTGATTCAATTTATCAACCGACAGAGGTTGATTGGGCAGTTATTTCAAAAGGTATTAATCTTGCAGGTGCATGGGCAACGGGAACACAATATAAAACAGGTGATGTAGTTGAAAGAGGCGGATCGATTTATGTTGCAACATTAAACAGTACCGATGATGGAAGTTCATTAGACTATCTTGATGCAGGTAACTGGGAGTTAATTGTTCAAGGTCAATCATGGAAAAATTCTTGGACTATTACAACAGTATATGCAGTAGGTGATGTAATCACTTACAGAGGTAGTGTATACAAAGCGAATGTAGAACACACAGCAAGTGCTGAAAACTTTCCAGGAGATAACGGTAGTGGATTTGCATACTGGGATCTTTTAATGGCAGGTGCAGAAAATGTTGGACTTGTTAACCCAGGAGATTTATTAACATTTGGTTTAAGCAGAACTATTGCTGGAGACGGATCTACACTAGGTGCTACTAATGTTCCGATCGATACAGCAGAAAAACTTTTACAGGTCGGACCAAACGACACTATTGAATATGATAATTGGGGTAAAAGTGCAAGGTTCATTTATGTTGATCCAATTATTGGTGTAGACGATAGATCAAATGCTAACGCAGGTATTGATCCTTTCAAACCAGTTAAGACAATCAGATACGCAGCAGAAATAGCTGACGACGGTGTAGATGCACATAACACAATACAATTAACAACAGGCTTGTTTGAAGAAATACTTCCAATCAGTTTGCCTGCTAAAACAGTTGTGCTTGGCGATGAAATTAGATCATCTAAAATTAAACCAAAATTAGCAATTGCTGCTATGGCAGGTGATGCTGTATACAGAATTGCTGTATCAACACACTTACAAGGTGTTATTAGACACATTTTAGAAGGAACATCGTTTACAAAACAATCAGGAAATACTGCTGATGTTACAGTAATTACAGATGCTATTCCAACAGGAACATTTAATCCAGGACCTCCAACAGGCGACGGACTAGAAATTATTAACTATGTTCAAGTTACTTCAGATTCAGTTGCAGCAAACTTAGTTGACAACGGATTATCAGATTATAATCAGTATATTAACTTCCATGTACAAAGTACAGGAACTGATCCTGTTGTTACTGGTACAAATGCTATTACAGATCAAACAAATAGATTAAATGCTGCAAGAATGATTCTTGCAAACAAAGACTTCTTAATGAAAGAAGCAACATCATATCTTGATAATACGTTTAGTGATTATGCATACGATAGTGCAATTTATAACGATGATATGCACAGAATTTGTAATGCACTTGCATACGATTTACAGTATGAAGGAAACTATAGAATTTTAAGAGAAGGTAAGTTCTACAACAGCATGGTAATTGGTAGCCAGACAACAGATATGTTTTATGTTAGAGATGCATGTGGAGTTAGACAGTGTACGCTTGACGGTTTAACAGGTACACTTAATCCACCAAACGTTTTTGAACAATATCAAAGACCAACTGGTCCTAATTATGTTTCACTTGATCCAGGTTGGGGTACAGCAGATACTAAAGTTTGGATTACAACACGTTCTCCATATATACAAGGTGTATCTACATTTGGTAGTAATTGTACAGGACAAAAAATTGATGGTTCACTACACGCAGGTGGTAATAAATCAATTGTGTCCAACGACTTTACACAGGTAATTAGTGATGGTATTGGTGCTCACGTTCTTAACAATGGTAGAGCAGAACTTGTATCAGTGTTTACATATTATGCACAGGTAGGATACCTAGCAGAAAATGGTGGAATTATACGTGCTACTAATGGTAACTGTTCATATGGTTACATTGGTGCGTTAGCAGACGGTACAGACCCAACTGAAACACCAATTACTGCTACAATTAATAACAGACAAGAAGAAGCACAGATTGTGTCAGCATTTGCTGGAGAAGTAAATGATGAGATTCTTGCATTAGAATTTAAAAACTGTGGACAAAATTATACATCAGCAAACTATACATTTGTTGGTTCAGGTGCAAACGCAGCAGTACTTCAAGAAGAAACTAGAGATGATGCTATGTTTGAAGCAAGGATTGTTACAGGTGAATCATCAGCAGCAGCAGGCGGCGGCGGATTTACACTTATTGGTAACAATGCTCAAACTGGTGATACAACAACTGTTACTATTGCTACTAACGATGAAAATGAAGAAGCAAACTTATTAGGTTTAAGAATTATTTTAACATCAGGACCTGGTACAGGACAGTATGGTTATGTACATGCTTATAACAGTACTTCAAAAGTTGTAACAGTTTACAAGGAGTCTAGTGGTACACCAGGTTGGGATCATGTAGTTCCAGGTAAACCAATTCTAGAGCAATTGTTAACAGGAACAACTTATAGA